AGATACTGGTATAGGGGCTAATCCTCAGGAAGATTTTCCTCCATATGTAGTGGACGTATATGTCCCTGATTTAAATTTGGCTATCGAGATAGATGGTCCGTTACATCTCTCTAAGAGAGATAAAAAACGTGATGAGATTCTTGCCTCACAAGGGATTGAGACATGGCGAATTCCTTTGAAAGTTATCAAGGTTTCGTATAAAGAAGAGTTTTTAAAAGAATTTTGGAAGATAGTGGAAAAAAAGATAGATGCCTAAAATTAGTGAAGTAACAAATCAAATGAATCCTGCGGCTTGGTTGGAGCAGGAATTAGATAAGTATGATCAAACTACAGTAAGACCTCCTAAGAAGCGGGATTATTTTTCTCCTTCTAGTGCTCATTGGTGTCCTCGTGCTATTTGGTATTACATGATGGGATATACCCAAGATGCGATTCCTGCAAATAATTTACGTAGGATGATGGTAGGAACGGTTTATCATGAGTGGTTGGAAGAAAAGTTAAAAGGAACTGGGGTTCTTGTCTCTTCTGAAGAAGAGGTCACTTGGAATGATCCGCCTATTGTGGGTCACTATGATGGGATTTTAGAGCGACCTTCAGATGGAAAGCATCTTCTTCTTGAGATTAAGTCTATGGCTAATCCTAAGAGTAAGTATGCTTTGAAGTATCTTCCTCGTGCGGAACACCTTATTCAATGGAATTTATATTCCATGATGACCGATTTAGAAGAAGGATTAATTTTTTATATCAATAAGAACACTCAAGATTATTTAATTTATCCAGTAGAGCGAGATCAAGGGTTATTAGATACGACATTAAATAAATTAAGGAAAATAAAAAAATATATAGATGAAGGTGACAAGGTTCCCTATCGTCCTAAAGAAAACCATGATTGGTGTAATTTTCAGCAATTATGCGAAAGGGAACATTTTGTAGAAGGGATTTAATATGGATACAGGAAAGGTTACGGATAGGTCAGAACAAATTAGAACTTACGGTACGGACAGGAATTTAAAGGATGAGTTTTTTCCTCCTGCAGATCCTCCTGACAGTAATGGGGAATCATATGCATTCCCCGGAGAAGCAGAACTATTACCAGATGCGGATATTGATAGGTGGTTGTTATTTTTAGGTGGTTGGAAAAGCTACACTTCATACCGTGTGGGTCAGCTAGAAGCAGAGCTTTCTGTATTGTCAGAAGGATTTGATGTGATGCTCCAAACACAAGGTGCGGAGTTAGAAGAAACCTCTACTAAACGCCTTTTGAAGGATAGTATCAAAGGTAAGGTTTTGAACGATGATCCTTCACTTCAGACATTAAAAATGAGGATCGCCGTTAAGCAAGGTCAGTTAAAGATTTTGCGAGGTCGATACTATATGTATGATCAACAATTTGAGACTATCAGTAGGATTGTCACTCGAAGAGGACAGGAAAGAGTACGACCATGAGCGTTTACGGAATAGATATATCTACTACAAAAATAGCCATAGCAAAGTTGTCTATGGGTGACTATTCTGTGGTAGAATTTCGATCAAAATCTCGCTCTTGGGAGACTCGTCTCGAGCAGCTATATCATGAGTTTTTTGGTTATGTAGCAGAAAATATTACAACGGAAGATACTGTCTTCATAGAAGACATTCCGTATGTTCAGAACAGGGCTGCAGTTATTAGATTGGTGCATGTACAGGCTATGTGCAAAGTAGTTTGTATTCACCATAACATCGATTTTTTTGGTGTTAACGTCAGTACTTGGAAGAAAGATGTTATAGGTGATGGGCGTGCAGATAAAGAAAAGATAAAGAAAATGGCATTAAAAATATTTGACAGTAAGCTTTCCAAATTAAGCCAAGACTCAATAGATGCATTATGTATTGCGAAGTGGGGAGATTTACGTGTCGGTAATAGTATAAAAACGGAGGACTCATAATGGTAATTAAGGACACAGGAAATCTCACCGATAACGCATTATTCACATTGGAACAGAGGTATCTTCAGAAAGGTGAAGATGGCTCACCGATTGAAACGCCTATAGAAATGTTTAAACGTGTATCAAATTCTCTAGCTGGTGCTGAAAAGAAAGCAGATCAAGCTAGATGGGCAGATCGATTTTTCAATGTTATGTGGGATCTAGATTTTATTCCTAATAGTCCTACCTTAATGAATGCAGGAACTGGTCAAGGAACCCTTTCTGCTTGTTATGTTATGGATATAGATGACTCTATGTCTTCCATTATGATGACTGCACATGATCAAGCGATGATCGAGAAGTTCGGCGGGGGAATCGGATTTAGTCTCAGTGATCTTCGTCCCGAAGGAACTCCAATAAAAACTACTCAAGGTAAGGCATGTGGTCCTATCGCTGTCTTAGAGACGCTTAGTCAGGTTGGCACGATGATTACTCAGGGCGGTAAGAGAGACGGCGCTCATATGGCAATCATGTCTGTGTATCATCCCGATATAAAGAAATTTATTACTTGTAAAACCGAAGAAGGCAAGATCAAGAACTTCAACATTAGTGTTGGGGCTGATAGTAACTTCATGAAAGCTGTTAGGGATGATAAGTATCTCCATTTAACTTATCCATTAGATAAGAATTCTTATGATTCTCCAAAAGATGATTCTTATATAAGTGCTCGTGGTTTGTTCAACGATATTACTAAAGGTGCTTGGAGAAACGGTGAACCGGGAATGGTTTGGTTAGATCGTATTAATAGAGATAACACAACACCCCAACTTGGTCAGATAAATGCTACTAACCCTTGTGGTGAGCAGCCTTTGCTTTCAGGAGAGTCTTGTAACTTAGGAAGTATTAATTTAGGTAACTTTGTTAATGAGCGTAAGGAATTTGATTTCGATAGATTCAAAGAAATTATAGAAACTTGCACACGTTTACTTGATAACGTCATTAGTGTTAACCACCATCCAACTAAAAAGACTCAGACTGTTAATGCACAGACTCGTAAGATCGGTCTTGGTGTGATGGGATTGGCTGATTGCTTGGTTAGTATGGAAATTCCATACGATTCTACTGAAGCTTTATCTATAGCAGATAAAATAGGAGCAGTTCTTAAAACAACTGCTGATAACTACAGTAGTTCACTAGGAAAAGAGCGTGGAGACTTCCCTGCCTTCGATGAATCTCCTCTTAATGAGAAGAATGGCGGTGAATGGAAGAATATGCGTAACGCATGGCGATTATCTATCGCTCCTACTGGAACTATTAGCATGATTGCCGATACATCGTCAGGAATTGAGCCACATTTCTCTTTATCCTTCAAAAAACACAATATGTCTGCTGCAATGGCGAATGTTGAGTTGTTTTATACGGTTAAAGGTCTAAGAGATGCGTTAAATCATGACAATTTGGATGCATATTTAGACAATGGTGGCGACATTAGCGATCTTTTGGACGATAAGTTGGCAAGTTTGTATAAAACTTCCGAAACTATCTCTCCAGAAGCTCATGTAAACATGCAAATTGTGTGGCAGAAGTATGTTGATAGTGGTATTTCTAAAACTATTAACCTAGCTAATAGTGCTACACAAGAAGATGTATATAATGCTTACATGCAAGCATGGGGCGGTGACTGTAAGGGCATTACTGTTTATAGACAAGGTAGTCGCAGAGATGAGGTTCTTGTAGCTACTAACCAAAAGACAGTTTCTGACTCTCCTATTCCTTCAGAAGGTATAGCGAATCGTCCACGTAACTTACAAGGTACTACCACTAAGATGAATACTGGTCAGGGGACTATGTATGTCACTTTGAATAGTGATGACATGGGAGAACTGTATGAAGTATTTGCAACTATAGGTAAAGCTGGTGGAACTGCTCATGCTAACACTGAAGCTATCTGCAGATTAATTTCATTAGCTATGCAATACCGAATTCCTACTGCTGAGATCATTAATCAATTATCTGGAATACAAAGTAATCCAGTTTGGGATAATGGTGTATTAGTTCAATCTATCGCTGATGGTATCTCTAAGGTACTTGGTGAGGCGATTGATACTCCTACAGTTGATTCTGCTCCGTCAGTAGATTCCTTTACTGAAGGTGCAGCGGCAGCTATGGCTAGTGTAGATGAATGTCCGGTATGTCAGTCACCTCTCATCATGGCAGAAGGCTGTGAGTCTTGTAGAGCATGTGGCTATTCTAAATGTGGATAAGGAGGAACGATGATTAAAATATTTACTTCAAATGGTTGAGGTCCTTGTCATATGGTGAAAGGGTATCTTTCACGAAGTGGTTTTGATTTTACAGAACATAACGTATCGACTGATATGGATTCGCAGAGAGAGTTGTTATCAATGGGGTACAGAAGTACTCCAGTATCAGTAATCGGTGATGAGGTTGTTGTGGGCTACAATAAACCAAAAATAGATGAAGCATTGATGAAAATTAGTTAATCGCTAGTAGAGGGAGCGATGGATCTTAAGAATAGTAAAGTTTCCATTGGGATTGTTATAGCAATTATTGCCCAAGCGTTTGGAATTATTTGGTACGTGGCTCAACTTGATTCCACAGTATCTAATCTTGATTCAACCGTATCTGTTATGAAAGAGCAAGCAACTACTATAAATGTTGCTGTGCTTCAAACTAAAGTCGAAAGCCTTGAACAAAGAATACAGAATATTGCTGATAACCCCCAAGCACCTGAACACTTCCACGATCAACAGCAACACTTCCATCCTGAGTATGACATTGTAAGTTCAGACTCACATTTCCATAGCGAGTTTAATAATATTCAACCGCCCGCTAATTTAGATGGACTCTATACTGAGATACAGCTTCTAAAAGAGTCAGTAAATGATCGGAAACAAGAAATAAAAGATATGGATTGGAAGGTTGATGAACTTGATAATCTCCAAGCTAACGATGGTATCTATATAGAGGTACAACATCTAAAAGAAAGATTCGATGAAATTGCAGAATTCTTTGGTTATGTAGAGACTCACGGTTATTCTGTTCCTGCCCTACCTCCCCCTGCCGCGTCTTCTGGCTATGATGCTGAGTTTGTAGATTTAGAACTTTATCGCTTACTTGAAGAGCTAGATTCTCGACTTGATAAATATAGCAACATACTCAGTGACATTTCGAAAGAAGAAAATTCTAAAAAATCTAACGATACTGATATAGATGAAAGATTAGAAGAGTTATGGGTACAAATAGATCACTTAAACGCTGTTACTTCGGATGCTTCTGGAGGAGCAGCAAGTTGGCGATTTGACGAGATAACGGACAAAATATCTCAACTAGATAAAGATATTTGGGAACTGCACGGTCACGAATAATTAAAGGAATTGTGGTATGGATATTAAAAATATGAAGGTATCTATCGGCATAGTTATTGCAATAGTTGCTCAAGCTTTTGGAATCATCTGGTATGTAGCACAGTTAGATTCTACTGTTTCTAATTTAGACTCATCTGTAGCTGTTATGCAGGAGTCCCAAGCAACTGTTGATGTTGCTGTTCTTCAGACAGAGGTAGACAATCTAATAGAAGAAGTAGCAAAATTATCTGAAAGGGAAGATGTTGATCTGTCAGATATTGAACAATCTATTACTGGATTAGAAACATCTCTTGGTCTGATAAAAGATTCAGTTGATGAAGAACGAAGTATAAGGCACACAACTCTGGATGAGATACTGGAAGATATAGATGAGTTAGAGACTACTCAAGCTCTTATAGACAATGAAATGCGTACCATTATGTCTGACCACGGAGGCTTTGCAGATGTACTAAAGCAGATAAATGCTGCAGGATTACTTCCTTCTGGTGAGAAGAGAACATATGGTAGCTACGGTGATTAGTAGAAATGATTTCATGTGAGAACTATTTAATAAAAGATATGGGAGGTGCTATATGAGAATTAAGTCTATTGTAGGTGGGGCAGTCCTTGCATCTCTTACCGCTGTCGCAGTTAAAAGATATTTTAATGTTAGAGAATTGAAAAAAGAAATTGAATCTATTCCATACGAGGTAGAAAAACCATTCTCGTGGAAAGAGTATTTTAGTATGAGATTAAGATAAGGAAAGGAGAACGTATCATGGGAATTTTTAATTCCATAAAAAAGGCTATAGGTTTTGGATCTTCTGAAAGTAAGGAAACAATTTCTCTTTTAGATGATAATTGTGCATGTGGCGGTAACTGCACTTGTGGTCAAGCTGAGGTTAAGGAAACTCCTAAGGCTGCTACCACTAAAACAGTTCTTCCTAATGGAACACTTAAAGAAGAAGAAGAAGCTAAACCTAAAGCTAAAGCTAAAAAGCCTACAGCTAAAAAAGCTACTGC